TTCTATCCATGGCCACCGCCACATTGTCAAAGCCCTTGGCCTGATCGTGCGCATAGCCAAACAGAGCCATGCCCACATCACGCTCAGAGCCTTGGTCAATGATCTTGACCTTGGATGGGTCGCTGGTAATCACAATGCCCCTGCTGGTCCTTGCCACTGTCAGCCCATCAGGGATGCGCGAGGGCATAGGTGATCCAGGCGTGATCAGGATGGTGTCTCGCTTGCTTGATGGGTCAAGCAATGCCATCAGCTGCGCATCAGCGTAGCGTTGTGGCTCTGGCGTTGGTGTGTTTGGCATGTTAGATCAGGGCAAGCAATGCGCCAAGGCCAGCACCAGTGCCAGCGCTTAATGCGCCACCGGTCAGGCCAGCCAATTGAGAGCCAGCCAATGCACCGCCAAGCAGTCCAGCACCAGTGTTTTGTGTGTACGGGGTCTGGGTGATCATGCCAAGATTGGCAGGGTTTGCGCCAAGACTTGATTGGACAATGCCAAGACGCTGCAAGCCAATGTTGCGGATGGCATCCATTCGCTGCTGGTCCTGTGCCTGGCGCGCACCACCAGCTCCCATGACCGCTTGAGCGCCAGCAAGACGCAAGTTCTGCTGCTGCGCTGCCAAGTTGCCAAGCTGATTCGCACCGCCAAGTCGCAATTGCGCGCCCTGCAAGCCAGCTTGCTGGTTCGCAAGTGCCGCCTGCTGGCCAATGTTTGCGTTGAATTGTGCCGCCTGATTTCTGGCCGCAGCGTTTGCAAGTGCCGCTTGGTTTGCAGCGCCAGCACCAAACTGAGATGCAACATTCTGGGCCGCCACATTGCTCAAACCCGCCTGCTGTAAATTGCCGGCATTGAATTGTGCAAGCTGATTTCGGGCAGCTGCGTTTGCAAGTGCTGCTTGGTTTGCCGCACCAGCTCCAAACTGTGAGGCCACATTTTGGGCAGCCACATTGCTCAAACCCGCCTGCTGTAAATTACCAGCGTTAAATTGCGCCATCTGATTTCGGGCAGCGGCGTTTGCAAGTGCTGCCTGGTTCATCGCACCAGCACCGAATTGTGATGCTGATGTACGCTGTGCAGCGTTTTGGATTGCAGCTTGCTGCTGCCGTGCAAGGTCTTGCTGCATCTGGTTAGCTGCAACATCAAAGCCTTGCGCTCTGAGCTGGGCAGCAGTCTTTGCGGCCTGCTCTGCAAACTGGCCACTCGATGCGCCTTGGGCCAAGGCTTGGCGTGATCCACCAAAAGCCTTGGCAGCTGCTGCCTGCTGGCCAATTCTGGAAGAGGCGGCAGCCCTTGCTTTTTCAATATCACCCAAAGATGCCTCAATCACCCCGCTGGTGTATGGGTTCATGTAGCGACTAATGTCACCCATATTGGCCTGCGCGGCATTGACATCGGTTGCGCCATAGCCCTGTGCGTTGGCAAGGGATGCTGGGCCAGCTTGTGCGCCAGCGAATTGGCTTGCGCCATATCCCTGCGAGCTGGCAAGGGAAGCTGGGCCTGCTTGCGCGCCGCCAAATTGGGCCGCGCCATAGCCTTGCGATCCAGCAAGAGAGGCTGGGCCAGCGTCAAAGCCGCCAACCATGCCAGGCTGATACTGCGCGCCTGCCGCAGTCATCTCAGCGGCTCGGTCAATGTTTGCAAGACCTGGTCCGGCCAAGCTCGTGTTGACTAGCTGGCGCTCGCCAGCCTGATACATCGGATTGAATCCAGCAAACTCTTGCACGGGCAATGCCCCTGCAACATTCTTGGCCTGCTCAAAGTTCGCAAGAAACGCTTTTTTAATATCTGGATCAATCGAAGTTGATGATGTTTGACTTCCACCTTTTGACATTTTGCGTTCCTTTAATCTAAGAGAGATTTAATTTTTTTGGCAGGCACTTTGCCTTCATTGATCATGTCCAAAAGTCCACGGCCATATTTATTGACAGCAGATTTTTTGATGACATATTCGCCGCGCTGGACCATGGCAAAGCCATCATCTGGGCCTTTGGGGTTTGGCCCAAGCAGGCCGCGAATCATGCCGCCCTTTGCATAGCCAGCCGTGTCGAAACTGTCCTCGCCCATGTCTTGGCCATCATCGCCACCAAGATCACCGCCCATCTCACCACGAAAATCACCGCCAGTAGCCTGCACATCTGTAGCTGGCGCATCGGAGACATAGTCATAGGATGGAGCCTGATATTGGACATCGTCATAGGATGCGGCATCAATATCAGAAGCACGGGCGCTTTCAGCCAAAGCCTCTTCGCGCACAGCATCCTCAACACGGGACACGGCATCTGCGCCTTCTTGGTCATATATTGCCTGCTCGTACCTATTGATAGCGTCTTGTCTATCTTGGTCGTATTGCTCGTCTGCTACTTCTTGCTCAATTTTATTGATGGCATCTTGACCAGCTTGGTCGTATGGGTCAACTTCTGTTACAGCATTACCCACACCCACACCGCCCATGATGGGACTAGCACCACCGCCGCCACCACCGCCGCCGGTGACAGCATCGCCTTGCATCCCCCTGGCATAAATACTAGGGTCAAAGCCGCCAAGCGCATTGCCTGCACCAATATTTGCGTATGGGTTTCTGAAAGCTGGCGTCATTGCCATGATCTGGGAGTAGGGGTCATCACCAGTGAATTGTGGCAATGGCTGCTCAATCAATGATGGCAAGTTGGCGCCACCTTTACCACCGCCACCACCTTGGGCTGGGTCAGCAAAATTTGTATATCCTGAAGCGCCACCTAAGCTCATATCAACTCCTTTGAAAGGATAAACCACTGAGGCTCATATCCCTCGTCTTTCAAAAATGTACGCTCCCAGCCCTTGCGGCCAGCCAGCGTTACCCTTGTGCATCCGACAGACTTGCCCCAATTCTCAATATGAGGCCGCATCTTCTTTAATTCATCGAGATCACCACCAGCAAGAAAAAAGTGCAAATCCTTTAGCTGCGGATAAACAATCACCTCTGTCACCACTGCTGAAATCTGACCTGGCCACAATTGATACCGATTTGACAGAATCCCCGCAGCAATGTCGTCTAGTGTATGTGTCCCACCGCTGTATTCTAAAGCCGCCTCAATCCATTGGCGACACCGGTTGATCTCATAAATTCGGTCTGTCATCGTTTTCCAGAAGCCACAGCATCGAGCCTAATCACCCCAACACGCCAATCAGCCAACACCGCACCAGTCACCTTGATATTGACTTGGCGGCCAGAAAACCTGACAGAAGTTGGGTTTGCTGCCGTATATGGTCCAAATGTCGATTGCGCGCCAGTGGGGTAGTTTCGGGTTTTGAACGACACCACGGCCTCACCCAAAGTCTGCTCATCTGGCACAACTTCGCGCACAGACATCACATTCTCACCATTGCCAATTTGGATTGGGCCAGACTCAGCATAGATGCTGGCGCTGTCATAAGCAAAACCCACCTCATGGTCATAGAGATAGCCATCAGCTGAAACCATCAAGGGATTGGTAAACACGCCAGCATCAGTGCCAGCTGTTCTGCCTAATGTGCCGATGTTCCAATGGTTTTCTCTGTAGTTATAGGTGACATAGCTGTCATTCTCATTGCTTGAATTGCTTGGGTAATACCACCAAATCTCACCATACTTGCTGTTGTGGACAGCATAGATTTTTGATGATTGGTTGAAGTTCATGTTGCCAAAGACATAGTCCGACACATCACTTGGCAGTGGCTTGACATACCCGTCATATATCCAGAAACCAGACTTACTCATCCAAATGGCCGCAGTGTCAATGGCCGCCACAGACTGAGCAGATATCAGGCCACAGCCACTTCCAGCCTTCTCAAAGCCATAGACAAATGGGGCGCCAATGTACTGAGCCGTGTGGACATCGACATCGGTAAACAGTAGGTTTAGACCCTTGACCCTCTTGCCAGCGATCAATGTGCCAGGCGTGGCCAGCTCATAGTCGCCCGCCTGGTTGTCGTTTGTCGGGGTCCATGAAGTGTTGTCTTCTTGGTCTGACCACTGGACTTTTCTTGGGTTGCCGCCAGCGCCGAGGGCAAACATGATGCGCTCGGAAGTGACAAGCACCGCCTTGTTGCTCGTTGGCGCATTGGTGATTGCAGCTGCGATGGTCGGTGTGGAAAAGCCGAGCTGCCACTCATAGAGCTTGCCATCGGCATTGGAGCAGGCCACCAAATACTCACCCCATGTGTCCATGGACCATGTCGTGGCCGGTGTGATGCTGGAGCTGTCTGGCCGTGCCACGCCATAGGCAAAGCTGCCATAGGTCGAGTAACCATAGCCGGTCTTAACCACCGCATCAGCCTCCCCCACAGTAAACCCTGATGGGGTGATGTCTTTGAGTGTCCCAGCCTCATTGAGGGCATAGAGCTTCGAGTGCGTACCAGCTGCGATCCATCGGTCAGCAGTGTTGTCGCGCCAAGTCAGCAGCCCACGGCATGATCCTGTCAGCTGGCTGGCAGACTTCTTTCGCCAGCCACCCATGGGCCGCAAAGTATTCTCAAACCAGCGCACAAGGTTTGCATCAAACCATCTGCCTGCTGCCTGATATTCAGTGCCGTTTCTGTAAATGCCTGGGGGTAATTTGAGTGGTATGTACATGGCTATGTTGTTGGTAAGTTGGACACAAAGCTCATTGTGACAATGGCTGA